TTTGAATGTTATATGGATGTGTTTGGTATTAACTTAATAGTCACTAGGTGTTTTGTAAATCGTCATTTTTGGCGTTTCGTAAATCATCGTTAGATGTTCTAGTTAGTAGTTAGCGTCCTTGGCATAAGGCGTATAGGTCTGTTGAAGAGACAGAACTGTATGGTTTTGGTTGGTTGGTTCACATGTTCACTCATGTGGAGCATACGATTATCTTGAGTACTGTGACAGGCGGGTTGCAGTTACAAGCGTTGGTTTGAGTTGGTCTAGGTTTAGAGACTCATTTACATGTGTAGAATTTTACAGTTGAAAGATACTGGTTACATGTAGGAGCTTGCTTCGGTGCCCTTCGGGGTGTTTGATGTGTCAGAGATGTTCTTAGATTTCTAAGAGGCTCATTTTTGGTGTAGGTTACACAACTTATCACTATGGACACAACTAAAGGAGTTACGTTCAAATCCTTGTCTCTTACGGGGGAGAGGTACTGCGGGCGCTCGGCCCGTGGTCAAAGAATGGAGAGGACTCTAGGAGAGGAGGTCACTTTTTCGGAGGGTGACTTCGCCGCGGCATTTGAATCTGCCGCGGAGATTTTGGCTTCGACTGAGGAGGGAGACAAGCTGTCTAGGAATGGAGAGGTTGACACGCCTGATGTGGAGACGTGTCATTTGCCCCGCTCAGGGGAGAAGTTGGAGTGTCTCGGTGCGCGCATGCGTGTGCTGGAGATGCAGGGAGTTCAGAGTTTAGTTGGGTTGAAAGATACCCGTAGGTCCGATCACCAGGACAGACAATTTCGCTGCGTGCGCTTTGGTGACATGTGTAAAAAGGCGTACAGACTTGAAAGAACCGAGAAAGGCTTGCCATGGTTCTATAGTCCCAAAGGGATCGATCATACTTTGCACAATTTGGTCGAGATCTTTAACACTCACGGATACACAGCGGATCAGGTTGGTCGAATTCGTAGGTTGGGGGGCAACCCCTTGCTTATGCGTTTTATCAAACTGTGGGTGGATGGCCATTGGTTAATTTCAAGTTCTCATTTGTTAAGATTGATTCAGCACAAAGATTCAAACTTTGCGTTGCAGTCAGCTTTTCGGATGATCATTTCGGCTCAACCTGATAATGGTACTCGTCTTAGAAGACACTATTTTAAGATGATTGCTTGTTCAGGGTATGAGTGTGATCCTTTGTTAAAATCGATTTCTCGAGACTACTTCCTTCCGGGGGAGGAGTCTTGTACACAGGAGGGATTCGGTGATTATCTTCTCACGAAGATGGTTAACTGGATTTCCCCTGGGAGATTGATGGCTGAGGCCTGGAAGACGGTCCCATCAAAAACAATCAAAGACTTGGCTAAGTCTACTTTGCAAGTTTTCGTGGAGTCAATCTACGAGAACGTTCGTGATACGGTCATGAAATTTTGCAAAGATCACGCAACAAACATAATAGTGGCACTGGAGGTGCTGTGTTTTGTTTTGTTGTGTGGTGTGATTGTATTTTTAACAAAGAATAATCCTGCGCTTCGTTGGGGGTTGCTGGCGGCAGCGACTCTCGTTGGACTTGGTGTCACTTGTGGCACAAAGTTCGCGAATGCGTGGGTTCCGATTGTTCAAAGCAAATTTTCAAGTTGGTTTTCTCCTAAGGTGGAAAAGGAGATGACCGATTTCTCGGCTTTACAAGTGGTTCCGGCAGCTTCATCTTTTGAGGTGAAGCTTGCTGAGACTGCTACTGAGGTCAAGTCAAAACTTGAAAAGGCACAAGGTAGCTTTGTAGCGTCCATGGGGGACGCGAAAAAAGATATCAATGCTTGGTTTGCATCAAAATTTCCCTACGCAGCCCCTGCGTTGAGTGAACTGGGGGAAGTTCTTGTCGAAGAGGAGGAAGCGAATCAAGAGGGACCGGATGATTCCAAAGGCGTGTGTGGCGTGGTGTTTTATTACATCAAGTCGCGCATGTTTGCGGAGGATCCGGCAACTCTTTTTTCTCAAGATTGTTCCAAGTTCAACACTATTACGCTTGCCATGAAGAACTTTGCAGGTTTTGTTGGTTCGTGTGTTAGTGCGCTTGGAAAATTGATTGATTGGTGTTGGGAGAGTGCCACTGGGAGGCCCTTTTTCGATTCTAGTCAGTTGATGTACGATCTTGAAAAAACCGTCACAGTTCAGACGGAGATTCTCAAACGCGGTAGTATGCCCGAGGCCATGACGAATGACCCTGAGCTTCGGCGTGAAGTGATAAATGCTTACGGCATTTTAACTTCATATCGAAATCGTATGTTGAAGGCGAAATCCTTTACACCCCAGACGCTCCAAGCGTTTGGGCAGCTTATTTTTCAGTTTCATCCTACATATATTTCGGCATTCCAAGCCGAGAATTGTGCAGGACGACAAGAGCCCGTGTGGGTTTACCTATACGGAGCTCCTGGTACTGGAAAAACGACCTTGCTAACTTTTATTTTGGCTGCGGTTCATCAGAAGGTGAAAGCCCGAAAGATGACCCTAGCTGATCGTTATGAAAGAAAGCAGTCCCAAGAGTTTTGGGATGGTTATGCTGGACAGTGGGCAACCACTATCGACGATATCTACCAAGGGAAAAGCGCGGACAGTCGTGAGCTCGTCAGCACGGAGCTGATTTATGCTTGCAACAACAATGCTTATCCCTTGCACATGGCCCATCTTGAAGAGAAGTCCACTACTCTTTTCAAATCGACCATGATTGGTACCACAACCAATGAGGACATTATACCACCTGATCTCGGGATCAAAAGTCCTGAGGCCCTTATGCGTCGGCGCGACTTTGTTGTTAAAGTCAGTGCTGCCCAGGAATATGTTGTTCCTGGAATTAAGGGTCCGGTGGTGAATTATCCTCCTACGGAGAAATGGTGCTTTGAAGATTTTGATCGATGGGTTCTTGAACTTGTTGGTCAGCGAGGAAAACTTCAACGCATTTCATTTGCGGATCTGGTGGAACGGATCTACAAACTTTACCTTCAGAAGATGCGATCTTTTGAAGGCTTGGAAAAGTCGTTGGCTTCCATCGACTTTTCCATGCTTAATCCTGCCTCGCCGGTTGTCCCTACGGGGAGATCGGAGGAGGAGACTAGGATTGCCCAACAACGCAGTTGGGATATCGCACAAACTCATTTGGCTTCTACCACCACTACCAGTGTTACCGCGCCTGCCAAACGCGATGATGCTGCTGGAGTTGGTTTGAACCCAGATGGAACAGAAGACGAGGCAGATCAGGAGGGATTTTTTGATTACTTTAAAAAGGGTTACGACCCCAATGAAGTGACCAAAATTCTCGCCCGTTTTGACCCCGGTTCTTCCGGATTTGTTTATCATCGGTGTGCTCGAATGGAAGACTATAATTTGCTGGTCGGATTTTACCAATCCGATCAGTTTCCAAGCTTTCCAAATCGAGCCTCCTTTGCCACCACACTCTGGATTGTTGCAGGTCACCTAAAATTTCTCGGTTACGGTTCTTATTGGTACTGTGGTACTTCGGATTCTTCGGAGTATCAAAGTGCTTTTAACACTGTGACGGGTCATTATCAGACTCTTGACAACGTTCTTCTTGATCGACAATTATCTGTTGTTAGCTTTGGTATTCCAAAAGACCCCCTCATCGTACGAGGGATCCATTGGTACAAAGCCACGCCTAGAGTCCGTGTGTGTGCTGTCCGGCTGCAAAGTCGTGACATTCGCCAAGCACATACGGTCGCTGAGTGTATAGCAGATTTTATTCATAACAGTGTTCCTGAACAGACTCTTGATCCAGGATTTGCATCCCTGGACCAGACTCATGTTAATGCCCATCGGTTTTTCATGACCTTGACTGCACGTCAGCGCTTATTCTTCCGAACTCACGTCTTTAAAACGACGTGGAATTGGTGGATGAGTGATGATGAATCTTGGTTTTGGAAATCGTGGAGGCTTTTCAAGGAAATTGTTGAGGCTGTTCTTTTAGGTTTGATGATTGGCACTATTGCTGTGTTGATTACCACTGCTATTGCTGCGTTTATTACTGCGGTGCTTCCGGTCAGAAAGAAGCATTTCGAGCAGCAATCCTCAGCAAAGTATTTAGCCTATAAGGACGCCCAAATGAAGAAGAATAATCCATGGAAAAAGGATAAAGGTGGTAAAGCGTTCAAAGCCCCCAAATCTCGGCACAAACCGAGCCGGCAGGCTCGTCGAGACTTTAAGGACAATGCACGCGTTATCATGCAATCCGCTGATGAAAATGCCAGTTCGCTCGTTCAAAGAATTGAGCCCAATGTTGTGCCCGTTACCATGCAGTTTGAAGACGGCGTGGCTAGAGAAGCATTCGTGTTTTTCATTACTAGTCATGTCGCCGTCACTGCGTCACACAGCATTTCTCATTCTCGCCCACTGGCAGAGATTGTCTTTCATACAGACAACAACAGATCAGAGGAGGGTTCCTCGACCTTTCTCAAGACTGAATTCGAAGTTCGCAACGATTTCAACCGTGATCTGTCTTTCATCACATTTCCAAATTCCAGATGTTTCCGCGATCTAACTAGTCACCTAAGGCAAGACGAGCAGGACCTCAACGTAAGAGGTATAACTCGTGTCACCTATGATGGCAATCGGGTCTGGTTGCAGACTGGAACACACATTGAACCTGTTGTCAGTTTGAAATCTAACAACAAAGCCACGGGCACTTCCATGGTTCTAAAAGGAGTGCTCAGAGCTAAAAATTGTGAAGGAGGGATGGGAGAATGTAGTTTGCCCTATGTTTTCTTTAACTCCACTCAAAATTTTAAGCTGGTCGGAATTCATGTTGGAGGTCAGGGCGAAGATTCTATCGTTGCCCCCCTTTATACATCGGATTTTGTGGACGAAGGAGCTATCATGGAATGTGCTTTGTCGAAGATGTCCCTTGGGGATCCAATTACCCCCAAAGGATGTCCTTTGATTTATTCCACGATGCGCTCTGCTTTTCCAGGCGTCCGTATGCTCGGTCGCCTGCCAAGGCCAATTCATCTTCCTGGAGATACTAAAATCGTTCCATCGTTTGTGCAGACCGGTGTGACTCTTCGATCGTCTATCGAAACAGTCAAGCTGGAATGTCCATATCCGATTAACGAACAACCTGTCCGCTTGCGTCCATTCCAAGACGCAGATGGAAAGCTTGTTTCTCCTTTGATGAATTCAATGTCCAATTTTGCCCAGAGACGCGGGTGTCCACTTATACCCGAGTTTTTGGAAGAAGATATCTTTGCCGGAATTCTTCCGAAAGATTTTCACGATCGAATTCAGCGTCCGCTGAGTATTGATGAGGCTGTACATGGAGTACCGTCACTTGAGAACTTTCCTAGTTTACCGACAAATACATCTGCTGGGTTTGGTTTTACTGAACTTGGTTATACCTCTGGTCCAACTGAGGCCAATGCTAAGTACTTGTACAAGCATGCGACCCCGACAGAGCCTGCCTGGATAAGCGAAGAACTTCGGTTCCAAGTTGAAGCCAGGATTAAGGCTGCGGATCAAGGGATTATTACCCCAGCAATCGTAAAAGGATGTCTAAAAGATGAAAAGCGTTCTAAAGCCCGTGCGCAAGCCGGGCAAGCTCGAATCTTTTGGGTTTCAGAAAAGGCCCATGTCGTTTGGTGTCGGATGTTTCTCGGAACTTTCGTTAGCGCTATTGAGCACACTCAAGAAGCTACGGATATTTCGGTCGGAATTAATCCACATGATATTTCCTGGAGGATGTTGTGGTATCACCTCAACAAATTCGGGGAAGACGGCAAGCCTTCATGTGATGATGTCAAAAACTGGGATATGAATTATTACACTCGCGCAGTCCACTTAATTGCCAGATGGATCATAAGGTCTTTACACCTAAAGTATGATTCATTCTGGGCCAAGCAGATTTACGCGTGTGTGATATCCACGTTCCAGCCTCTTTGCATTATTGCAGATATCCTTTTTACATGGGATTTTATGCCCAGTGGATGTTGGTTGACATCGATTCTCAATTCGGTTCTCAATTCCATTGCACATAGAGCGATGTGGCGGCGGTTAGCACCTGCCGATCTTCGCAATTCCTATGATAAGTATGTCGTCTCTCGGGTTTTTGGAGATGACAAATTGTTGGCAAATCATCGTCTTGTCCTTTCATGGTGGAATGGTTTGACGATTAGCAAGTTAGCGTTTCAGCTTTTTAATTGGGTGACCACGTCTCCGGACAAGTTATCTGATCTTAAGCCGTATACTGAATGGGATCAGGCGGTTTTTCTGAAACGCCGTTTCCGTCAGCAGGATGCGCTGGTTTTTCCTCCGCTTCAAGAGGAGACTCTTATTGGACAGGTTCTGTGGAGTTCAATCAACAAAGAGCACAGTGTGGATGAGCAGACAATGCTCAACTGCCATATCGCGCTCAACGAATGGTTTTACCACGGACAGCAGAAATTTGATTTTCACAAGAAGTTACTTAATCGCTATCTGTTTATAAAGAATCCTCAGTGGATTTTCCAGCCTACATATGGAGATCTCATGTCCAAGTTTACTCAAGGGCATGTGCGCTCCTAGCTAGCACAACAATTGACCTCGGCAAGTCGTTTAAACTGCATCGCTCTACCCCGGCATATGATCTTGCACGTTGAGTTTGTACATCGACGTGTATTGCTGTGCCATTGGCATTGTCTATCCACCTGTGTTGACATAACCCGGTTGACACAATGGTGAAAAATGGGTTGCACAATCAAATGAATCAGTTCCAAATAAAACACTTTTAGAAACACAAGAAGCTGGTCCTACTCACCAGGACGAGCTTACACAATTTCGAGAAGCTGAACATGAAGTTACAGTTACTTCGGCTGCGCTTAGTCAATTCATGCATGATGCAATTGATAATCCGTATCCGACTCAAATTCCTACGAATATCCTTTCTAGGAACTATCGTGTTCTTACTTTCAACTGGGGACCAGGATATACCACGCAAACGTTGGACTTTCCGTATTGTCTTTTCCAGCAGGAAACTATCCAGGATGCTCTTGCGTCCTTCTATTATTTCCGTGGAGATGTCAAAATGGAGGTCAGGATCAACACCACTCCGTTTCATTACGGAGCTTTGCAGATCTCTTGGCTCCCCTTCACTACCCTTGGTGCCTCAATCAATCCTTATCAGGCGTCTGGAAATCGTCCCGTGATTATTTCGGCTAGTACACAACAAGCCGCAACTATTACGATACCTTGGACAGCACCTACTACTTGGGTGAATTGGGTTCTTGGGACCGTTGATACCACTGTAGAGGCGAGTACTATCGCCAGAGTCTACTTTCATCAATTGGTACCCCTTACTACCACTTCAACCAGTATTACTGATACTGTGGTTGTTCAGGTTTTTGCTTCGTTTGAGAACCCGCGTGTTGCGGGCTATCTACCTTCCGTGTCCTCAAGGAATCGGTTAAAGGAGAAACGAAAATCTCGAGACAACAAGGTTTGGCAGCAGTCAGGCAAAGACCGCTACCGCACCCCACCCTCACGAGAAGCTGAAGCTAAATCCAGGGATCAAACTCTGGTTTCAAGCACTATAGACAGTACTCTTGCGCCAATCATGAAAACCCTCGGTTCTTTCGGGGATGCAGTGGTTAACGCAGGAGCAGGCCTGTTTTCTGGTGGAAAATTTCTTGGTTTGTTTGACAAGCCTCGAAGTTTGCAGTCTGTTCAGCCGGTGATGTTTGACTTTTCAAAAGGTCATGCTCAAGTTGATGGTCTTCTTGAGGCTCAAACCCTCGGGATGTACCAGTCCAACAAACTTGGCAGCAGTTCAAATATGATGGGCGGCGAATCTTCGGATATGCCACTGTCTGCGTTGGCGGGTGTTCCTATGCTTCATCGCATTATCCCGTTTACGGCAGCCAATCAAGTGGACGCGTTAACTGTGATTGATCCAATCTTTTACAATAACTCGTACACCCAAATTGACTATTTTTACTTTGCTGCGCAAATGTTCAATTACTGGAGAGGTTCTATCAAGTACTTCATTCAGTTTATCACCACCGCTTTTACAACTGCACGTTTCAAGATTTCGGTCAATTATGTACCTTATTCGTCGGCTGTTACTACTACTGGAGACGTTGTTTCCCGTATAGTCGATGTTAAAGGTGACACTATCACCGAATTTACCGTTCCGTATTTGTACCAGTCTCACTGGCGACTTACGAACGCTTATAGAACTATCAGTGATTATCCTCAACCTCGTCTTTCCATCGAAGTTTTAGAGGACATTATTGGTCAGTCTCTTGAATCAGATCCCACCGTGTATTGTCTTGTCTGGCGTTCAGCTGGGGAAGACATTCAGTTTCAGCAACTTATTGCCCCGGTTTCTTCGGAAACCGAGGCATATCAAGAAACTTCTATTCGCGAACGCTTTCGAGTCCCATTTGAAGGCATCGTTAAAGGAATTACGGGTGGTGTGGAACACAATTTTGTTTCCACCGAATCCCCTCAAACTGTGAAGGATGTTATTAAGAGGTTTAGTAGCAATACCAATTCTCTTAGTACACTTCCTTTCTCAGTTGACAATCCCAATGAGTTGTACGGATACGTTTCCAACGTGTTCAACTATTTTCGGGGCTCTCGACGTCTTAGACTACTTCTTGTTCCTACTGCTGGTTATCAGTTTCTTTCGATCACCAATCAGTACAACGAAATTGTTTCTAGTTCCCTTTCGTCCTCGTGTGGTTTGGTTTTTACCTATACTCCGACCTACACGCAGATTACCTACGAAATTCCGTGGTTTTCGACGCTCCCCTATTATCCTTGTACTCCAGCAATCTCCTGTCTGGATCCCGTTACAACCTTGGAGGCTTACCCGGCCGAGACTTACCCGGCTGGCGGTTTTTCGCCGCAGGTTGCTTTTGTAGCTGCTGGCGACGACTTCCAGTATGGTTTCCTCATTGCCCCACCTCCTTTGACCACATTTATGAAAAGAACCCCGCTTCGTTTAAAGCGCGACCTCAAAAAGGCCTCGCTAAAGGCGAAAATGGATAGAGGCCCGTCTAGTGTATCTTCGGGCTCCGATGTGGTGAGTAAAGTTTCAAAACCTAGCCTTAGGTTAAGCGGTAAGGCACACCAGTCGTCTGACGGATTTTTAGCCGCGTCCGTGTCAGAGACGACTAGCACTTGCACTGACGAGTAACTCATCTCGTCTTTTTACGGTTATCCCTTCCTGCTTCAAAAGGGGGTCCATGTAAACGGGGACAGTTCCGTTAAAGTTATCCACTTCTTCCAAGTTTAAAAAGTGGGCACCATCAAAATGAAGGTGTGTTTTCATTTAGTTATATCGGC